GGCCCGCAGCAGCACCCGCCACACGGGCATACACCTTGCCAACACCCAGGTAGGGGTAATAAACGGTATCAGTCATCACGAGTCCTTCAGGTTAAAAATTACGGCGTCAACGCCAGTTCCACAGTAAAAGCCAACGGCATATAACCAAAGCCCTTGCTAAACACCCCCGCCGGGCCGGTAGCCAGTTTCAGGGGTCCCGCTGCACTCGCAGCCTTAAACCCCATCAGGCCCGCCAACACCTTTGCGCACAACACGCCCGCTTGCTTGCGCGCGGCGTCAGCCGTTTTGAGGTTGGCCACATTGCGCGTGACCACCACCGCCAGCCAGGTCTGCTCAATGCGCGCGGCCCGGCCATCTGCACGGCTGGCCTCTGTCACCCGGTAGCCCTGGTACACCACATGCACAGCGGGCACCAGTTGCTGCTCTTCTTTCACACCGGCCAAGTCATCCTGGCTCAGCACATGCACCGCCGGGCTCAGGTCGGCCAGCACAGCCTTCAGGCGTGCGGCCAGCTCGGGCTCCAGCAGCAGCAGGTTGTCCAACATCAGTAGCTACCCCAGTCAAACGCTTTAGGCGGGGCATGGCTCACCATGCGCCCGTTGGGCTGGGCCACCGTGGCGTCAAGCCCGCCCAGGCTCACCACACCCTTGCTCAAGTCTCGCAAGTAGTCGTCTGCCCACTTGGTGCCGTTGCGCACGTCTTCGGGTACCAGGTGCCCATACAAGCGCTTGAGCGCAATGGCAGCCACGGCAGCGGGCAAGCTTGAGCCCGCCACCAGCTCTGCAGCCAATGGCATCACCGTGCGGTAGCGCGGGAACAAGTAGGTATCAGCATGGGCACTGGCACGGTCCAGCGCTTCATTCATACGCACCAGGGCGGCATCTGCAGCCTGGGTGGCTGGCACAGTCCAGGCGCTGCGCTCTGTACCCTCCACCGTCGCTTGCAGCAATTGGCCGTCTACCAGCGCGTTCATGGCCGCGCGCTGGGCCAACTCGTCCCAGCCGCCAGTAGCGGCTTGCTGCAAGTCAGAGAGCGTGGCGTAAGTCATAAACAAGCTTCAGTCAGATGAGCCAGATGGCATCAGACCAGCACGCGAATGATGTCGCCCGCAGCCAGTGCCGCATCACGCGCCACACCAAAGGGCACCCCGGCCGCAAGCGTGATCGCACAGGCGGTGGCATCAGCCTCCACCTGGTCACCCAC